TGGTGTTGTTTGTAAAACTCCCATATATCATTGTGTTCAATAGGGAAGATGACAAATCGACCAGGATTTTCTGTTAATATTTTTTCCATACTAAAATTTTATTTAATTTAATTTTTTTGTGTTTCTCTTTCTTTGCGTTTCTCGAGTAATTCTTTTACTCTCTGACGCTGTCTTTCTTCTTTCTGTTCTTCAAGACCTAAGAACGTAGTTGTACTTTCCGTATCAATATCAATCATCGCATTATCAAACTTACAGTTTTCAAATACAACCCCATCATCACCTATTCTCGACTTAGTGATCGCAATTGTTGCCAATTTTAATTCTTTCTGTTGTAATGTCTTAGCAACTGAAATAATTACGTGTCCAACTTGTGCCTTTTTAATCGATCCTCCCATTTGGTCTGTAGTCACAACCTCAGATGAGATTGATGATCTATTACCTTGTGTTGCGGTCCAACCAACAAGATTCATTTCGTGACACATTGCCTCAAATGCTCTCATTACAGACCCCTCACTCTTCCATTCATCACCCAAGTTCTTATCGGGAACAACACAATCAATATAGTCTAATACAATCATATCAATCTTAGTTCCGTCAGCCACAATCTTTCTAATCTGATTTTTAATTTGTAACATCGTCATAGTATCAGATGGTAACTTTTTCAATATCAACTTGTTTGGCATTGACTCTTCAATCTCAATAACCTTTTTCATTACTTCATCTTTTTTATCTGACAAATCGTCGGGGTGAACTTTAGTCCAAAGAATAAAATGTTTTCTTTGTATCACCTTTGGGTTGTCCTCAAAAAATACCTGAAGTACGTTAAATCCAAGGTTAAATGCGTGGTTTGAGATTTTTGTTAAAACCGTTGATTTACCTACACCTGTTGGTGCTAAGATAACACCAATTTCTCCTTTTGCCAAACCACCCTTTAACAATTTATCAATACCTGGTATTCCCATTGGAATTGGATGTCTATAATCTTCTTCTAATACTTGGTCTAAATTAGAGAATACATCCAACATAGAAGTATCTTTATTCCCCACAAGTAACGCTTCTCTAACAAGTTCTTCAAGAGTATCGTAGTTCTCAAACTCACCACCGTCGATGATCTTTTGAGCTTTACCCATTACTTTTTGAAGCTCCTGTTGTTTACAGAATTTCAACGCTTTTTCTTGTACGAAAGATACGCCATCAATAGTTACATCCTTAATTTTCTTAATTGTGTCCAATACAATTTTGGATGCAATCTCTTGTTGAAGTTCGGATTTTGTGATTTGTTCTAATGTCTCAAAGGATGGTGTGTGATCGTATTTTTGATAATACTCTCGAATCATTTGAATTAAAATTTTGAAATACTTGTTTTCAAAATAATTATTCTCAATTACATCGATGATTGATGTTGAAAAGTCCCTATCTACAATGATTTGATTTAATAATTGTAGTTGGAACTGTTGTCCGAGGTACTCAAAATTTTTACTTGCCGCCATACTTTTTCCTTTCTTTAGTAAAGATAAATACTATCAATTTTTAATAAGTTGTGGGTAAAAATAAATTAAATTTTTAGCTGAAAAAATGTCAGTTAGTTGACTTAGTATAGATTTTAACTTTGGGCGTAGGTCTACGGTATATCTGACCTTTGGGGGGTATACTTTAGCATCGAACTGTCTCTGACAAATTGTCATATCACCAATCCTAATTATGAGATTAAAATTCTCAGGTCCCTCTGTAATTGAGGTGTTAAGTACTTCAGGACTCTCAGAAATTTCAAACTGATTATCCAACATATACACAACAGATCTCATCTTCAAATCGTACATCATTTCGTTACATAAATCCGTAACATAGTTATGAAGTGATTCAGATTTAGAAGTGGTTTTATTAAACCCTCTTACATTAAAAAACCTTTGAACTACTATGTTCTCATTACACATTAACAAAAACTCTACTTTTGTTATATCCTGCTCTTTCATTCGTTTTTTTAGTTTTGTTTGTTTCTAAATTTTGTTTTTTCTTTTCTTGTTAACTTAAGAAATGGTTTCAAAAAACTTACCCAAGCGTCGTCACCCTTTGGTAGGTATTTGAAGAACCCGTCTTCCATCATCATTCTAATTAGATTTCTATGTCCTCTTCCGTCGGGATCCATCGACTCAGTATAATATAACCTAACTAATTCTTTGTCCTCATCACTTAAGAGTGGTTCATCTAAGTCAACAAGTTTTTGGTTGATTACAAAAAATTCATCACCAAAAATACCTTCTTTAGTTTTACCACTTAATAGGTTCTGAAGAGCTACGTTCCCCTTTTCCTCCTTAAGTAAATTAGTACTTGTACTCAAAATATAGGGTAATTGTACTAATTCTTCAAGTAGCTCAGGAAATAATTTGACCAAAGTTTTCTCACCGAGATAAAAGATCCCGTCAATATTATCAGAACTATCTCCAGTGAGAATCTTTACGGTCTTAACATTAAAGTGGGGAACTTCAATATCATGTAATTTAATCTTGTCCCCCAACTTGTAATATTGTTTTGTGGATGGCGAATAAATAGATACTTTCTCAGAGATAAGTTGAGTTAAATCCCTATCACTTGAGAATATAGTTTTTGTCTCATCTAAGGACACTTGACAGTAATAAGCTATCAAGTCATCAGCTTCTGAGTGTTCTGTCTCCAGTTGTCTCACAAACATCTCCTCGAGGTATTGTCTAACCCTCTGTTTTTGTTCCAAGAAAGCATCTTCTTTTTGTTCTGATTCGGAAGGTCTCCGATTCAATTTGTACTTTGGGTAAATCAATCTTCTTTGTGAAGATGAGGTTTTAGAATCCCAAAATACCACAACCTTATCGTAGTTGTGTTCTTCTAAGAATTTACGAAGAGTATTCAGAAAGTGCCAAACACCACCAACGTGTTTCCCATTGTGATAGAATTCTCTAACACCGTGAAACCCAATTTTCAATAAATTATTTCCGTCTACTAATAATGTTTTGGACACTTCCTTTAATCTTGAATGATTTCTACTCAACCTCTTCCTTTTCCGTTTTCAAATCAAAGTCACCATCAACTCCGATTATGTCTTTCCAATAGTCCGCATATTCTTTCTTATACTTCTCTATTGATGCTTTCTCCTCTGTTGTATCTTTACCTGGCAAGAAACCGTGTGGTGTTACAATAATTCTTCCGTCTTCAAAACCAAGACCATTGATGTGGTTTTTCATAACCGACACTTTTGTTCTTTGAGCAAACTTTACAGTTCTCTTGTCTTTTGTTGCCGTGATCTTTGTTGTTCCTGCACCTTTTTGGTTACCAAATAAGAATACCAAAGAAGAGTTTAACCAAATCGCTTCACCACCTTTTGCTTTAATCTTTGGTTGACCAAATGGATTGTCAGGTAATTCTACCCAAGGTTGATTAACAATGATTAAGGTATTCTCATGTTTAGAATCTGATTTACGTGAACCTGAAATTCTTTGGTTAATACCCATACCAATTTTATCTGCTAATGTTGAGGCATTATGTTGTTTACCACCCTTACCTTCATAAGTCATTTTACAAGGAACTGATCCAACTGAATCCCACATAATACAAAGTGAGTAATCTAACTCACCTTTTTGTTGTGCGTCCAATAGTTCGTTAATATAATCTGTGATCTGTTCAATGTAACTGAAGTTGTTATTGAATAGGAAGAACCCGTCCCAAGTTAACTCACCTGTTTCTTCATCAACTACTTCCTCACATTCAAACCCCATAAGTTTAGCATGTTCAAAAGACCATTTTTGTTCTGTAATAATGAACACAGGTAGGATACCTTTCTTTTGAGCATCAACAGCCGTTTTTACTAATGCCGTTGTTTTTCCTGTATCGGAGTGACCTAAATACATGTTAAGGTGTCCAATTGCAGGACCAGGTAAACCTACCGCATCTAAGAAGTCGGAACCAAGATCAAAAAATCTTTGTGGTTTGTATTTTGCATCTGAAGAGAATTTTTTCTTCAGTGAACTAAAGTCGTTTTTTTTAAGTGCCATATTTTTTGTATTACTATATAAAATATAAACAAAAAAACGGGAACAATAAACTGCTCCCGTTCATTTAATTTGATAATAAATTAGAATGGTAATTCTTCATCAATCTCAGCGTTTGCTTGTGGGTCAGCAACTTCATTGATTGATTTTGGTGTTGGTGTTCCTCCCATAGAAACTTCTGATGTTTCAGTGTTAGAGTAAACATAACCACCTTTTTCTGAGTCCCAACGTGGAGTTTCTCCTCTTGCGATTGCCTCTAAATACTCAACCGCTTTTTTAGAATATACATCCTCCCAAGTCAATTCATCACCAACCCAATCAGACATTTGTGTTTCGTCTTCTGAAATTGGGGATGGGTCATCATACATAACGGTTTGGATAACCGTGTAGAATGCTCCTTTTGGTGTTTTTGCTTTAGTTAACTCAAGGATTAAGTCACGACCTTTATCAGGATCAGTTACATCACCTTTTGCTTTCCAAATTGGAATGATTTTATCAAGGATTCCTTCTTGTTTGTAATTGTGTTTAAATCTCCAAAATTTTACACCGTCTTGTTCGTTGTCACGATCAATTACCTTAACAATATAGAACTTACGAGATCTGTATTGTGTTGCCAATTGTTTGTCTGACTCTTTACCAGTTGACATAAGTTCTTCATAAACTTCAGTTAATGGTGAACGCTCGTTGTCGTTTTTTCCTGGATCATAAAATTTTTGCCATTTTCCGTCCACAAAGATTTCGTGGAACCATACTTCTTTGAATGGTGAAGATCCATCTGTTGTAGGTAGAATACGAACTCGTTTCTGTCCTTGTTTTTCGTTGTCTTTTAAGATTGCCGCGAAATATTTTTTCATTCGGTCTTCAGAAGACATTTTTGAAGTAGAGTTTGTACTACTTTGAGTTGATTGTTCGTACTGTGCTAGTACTGCATCTAAAGCATTTGTCGCCATGTGTAAATAAAAATTAAAGTTTATATGTTAAAATTATAGGTGTATAAAAAGTTATAGTCAAATTGTGTCGCCAAAAAAAAGTTTAAGGTCGAAAATATCGACCTTAAAACTTATGAGTTAAATCTGTTTAATAAAATATCGTCTTCATCTTCCATTGGTTCATTGAATGATTTTTCAATTTCGGAAGGACTAAAGCTGTCAACCTCATCTTGAGTTAGAACATATTCATTTTTTCCTGTTTGTTCCATCTCGTCTTTTTTCTCATCAAAGAAGTCAGACAAATTTTGTTTAAATGGTCCAGAATCTAATGAACGAAGTTCTAATTTTTCTTGTGCTGTTTTAGGTCTGTATTTTTCAACTTTAGATTCTAAACTATCTAATTTTGATACAATAGAATCCATTTCAGCCAACTTTGTTTCCATGTTTTTAATTTGATCAAAAAGATTTGTAAAATATTCTTCTTGTTTATCCGCCATTGTTTTTTGGGAATCAACTAAATCAGTAATATCTAATTCTTCAGTTTCATCACCCTCTTCACCTTCTGCCGGTACTTCCTCAACATCAGGATCGGCTTCTGTATCAATAGGTTCTCCCTCAGGTGCTGCAGGTGGAGCTGGTGCCGCAGGGTCTGTTGGTGCTCCTGCCGCTGCTGGATCAGCTAAAGGATCTGCAGGTGGTGCTCCTGCCGCTGCCGGATCTACAGGTGGTGCTCCTGCCGCTGCAGGGTCCGCTAATGGATCAGCAGGTGGTGGTGGAACATCTTGTTCCATGATATATCTATTTATAGAATTATATCTTGCAATTTCTTTAATTATTTTTTCATCTAAAGCCATCTTAACCGTTTAATAATGTTTTTATACCATGATTGG